CGGCGACACGGTAGCGACCGCCGTCGGCAGTGTAGCGAACTGTTGGCATCGATCCGCTCACCTCACACCGCCGTGGTGCTGATCGCGACGATACCCGTGCCGGCCTCGTAGCCGCGGTACTCGTCGGCCGTCGTGTTGTACCAGATCTCGCCACCGTCCAGCGTAGCCGTCGCTGGATCCGAGTCGAGCCGCTGGATGATCCGATGCTCCTCGAAGGCCGTCCGGACTTTCTCATTATTTGTTGGCATCGGTGCTGCCTCAGGTCTGGATGTTGGTCCCGAGCACGGCACCCTCCTCGTCTTCGATCTCGAAGTCGTCACGGACCCGCATGAAGTAGCGAGCGAAGAGGTCGTTCTCGGCGACCTTGTCGGTCTCCGTGAGGACCCGAATCTCGACCTCGTCGTAGAGGCCGTAGATGAAGTTCTCGGGGTGGGTGAAGACGATCTGGGCCTCGGGCCACGCGGCGACGCCCATGACATCGTAGGAGAACGGCGTGATGTCCTCGTCGCCGAAGATGACTGCCGAGCCGAGCGGGTCCTCACGCTCGGTTAGCGCCATCCGGTAGGACTGGACTTGGTTCTCGTTGGCGTAGAACACCGGCTCAAACCGATCCGACCGGAGGTACTTGTTCGGCAGCGCCTGGATCATCTGGTCGAACAGATCCGTGTTGATCGGCTGAGGGTTGCCGTTGGCGTCCGAGTGATCGTAGGTGTTCGTGTCCGTAGCGTTCGCGAGGATCTTCAGCCAGCCGTCGTGCTGCTGGAGGAAGGCGTCGCCGCTGGATTCGTCGCCGTTGATCCCCAGATCCTGGGTGTCGACCGCGAACTGCCGGGCTAGCATGTCCAGGACGATCTCGTCGACGTTGTCAACCGTGTCGTCGACGGACTCGCGCGTGAGGTCGTACGCGAGGGTGCCCTTGTTAGTGTCCATACTGACGGCGTCGGTGTTGACCGTTGCCGATCCGGCGTCACCGTCGCCCTCGTCAGCACCGCGGCGCATCCGCTCGCCGACACTAATCCGCGGGAGATCCATCTGCGGCCGCGGGAGGTCCTCGGTGCGAGCACCTTCCAGCATTGCCGCGGAGTCGACTACCTTCTGGTAGAACTCCTGAAAGAGATCCCGTGGCAGCACGCCGCCGGACATCGTGGTCGTGTCGAGCTTGCTCAGTGCGTCTTGGTTCTTGTCGCGCGTTCGCTGAATGGAAGCGTCACTCATCAGAAATCACCCCGCCTTCCGCGGGTCCAGGGTGAACCCGTTGGTCTTCTCGGTCTCCTCGCCCTCTTCGGTCTTGCCGAGCTGCTGGCTGTGGCCGGACTGCGTGGCGACGGCCTCAACGCGCTCGTCGAGGTCGTCAACCTTCTCCGCCAGGTCGTTCGCCCACTCGGGGGCATCCTCCAGCGACTTCTCGGCGTCGCCGTCGCCTTCGATTTCGGCGACTCGGTTCTCGATCGATTCGACTTTCTCGGTCAGGTCGGTGGCCCACTCAGGGGGCTCGTCTTTGGTAGTATCGTCGTCGGACATCGGTCCGTCCGCCGTGTCGCCGGCGGGGGCGTACTTGTACAACTCGATCTCGCCATCGCTCTGCTCGGCGACCCAGTCGGCGAAGCCCTCGGTGACGATCTGGGCGTCGGCGGCCATCTCGTCGTACCAGTCCTCAAAGGCACTGCCGAGGGCGACGATCTCGTCGGGATTGAGTTCGTCGGCCCACTCCATCTCCCAGACCCACTCGCGGAACTCGCCGACGCTGGCGTTGCCGTGGGCGGCAACGAACTCCTCGGCTGCGTTGGCGACGATCTCGGTCTGCTCTGGCGTCAGCTCCTTTTCGAGTTTCTTGAGTGCTAGCTCCGCAGTATCGTCGCTGGGGTCTCCCCCCGTCGCCTTTGTCGATGTGTCCGGGGCCTCTGGCGCGGTGCCGTCATCGGATCCTCTCGCCCCGAAGCGTTTCCACAGCCACGCAAACACGCCACCTTTTGAGGCGGCCTGTCCCCGTGGGTCATCAACCTCCCGCAGCTCCGACTCGCGGTGGGCAACGTGCATCGTGTCGCCCCGGCCGCTGTCTTCCTCGATGGGTTCGGCATCGTCGCCGCTGCCCTCGTAGACCTCGATCAGGTACGCGGGGTCCTCCTCGGTCCCCTCGACCGTGATATCGCCGCTGATCGCTTGGCTGAACTGTCCGTCATCGGTCCGGTCGACGATCTGTCCCGTAGCGCGGCCACCACTGGCGTCCCACGAGACGAACGTCCCGGTGTCGTAGTCGAATTTCTGCATAGCTTGGGTGTCCTCCTCCATCGCATCGCGGATCTCCGCCTTGACGCTCTCAAACCACTCGGGGTAGAAGCCCCAGAGTGCCTGCTGGACTTCGGCACAGCCGCCCGTCCAGTCGTCCTCGGACCACTCCGAGGGTGTGCCCGCGGCGTCAACGTCGTCCCCGTGACTGGTGAGATACGTCTCGGGGTCGTTCTGTGCGACATCGCCGCCGTTGCGCAGGATCTCCGGCGTCAGGTCTGCGTTGACGATCCGCTCGGCCATCGCCTCCCCGACGCCCGTCCCGCAATCGGCGATGTCGTCGAACTCCTCTTTGGCGGCTAGGCCCTCACTCGCGGCGTTGATAACCCGCGGCGGCGGCGTGAGGT